ACAAGACACAGATGCAGTTGGGACAGGAAGCCATTGCGGAATCAATGGTGGACATCAGAAGCATCATGAACAGGATCGACGGTGTGAACGTGCCAACAAACGAGATGAACGAATTAGCGGACGATGACAAGATGGAATTCACGAAAGTACTACTGGACATGTCAGTGATCAAGGACAGGGTACAAGCACTATCGGTTGACGAGGATGCCAAGGCATCTGCGATACAGTCACTGTCCAGTGCGGAAGAGGCCCTTGTCGCACTGGACGAAACAGCGGTCAAGGAAGACCTAGACTACAGGAGTGATGATATCCTAAACAAGGCAGGATTTGATCCAATGAAAGCAAAAGAATACATGGCGGTGTTCAATGACCACGGTGACACGTCAGACCTAGAGCAGATGAACATGGACAAAGTTGGACTGGCAGATGCGATGAGCATGGTGTTGGCATCACATGGCATACAGAACGAATCATACCAACCAATGCCAGAGGGTGACGAGTTCGACATAGCAGAGGACGAGGACTTCGAGGAAGTGCTTGGTTCACTAGGTTTCCCAGAAGACGAGACTGAACTGTTCGACGCAGAGTACCAAGGCAGGAAAGTTCCACTCAACAAACCAATGCGTGGTGACTCTAAAAAATTTAAAGTGTACGTCAAGGATCCCAAGACGGGCAACGTCAAGAAGGTGAACTTCGGACACGGTGGTACAAGTGCTAAAAAACTTGGACAGAAGACCATGAAGATCAGGAAGAGCAATCCAAAAGCAAGGAAGAGTTTCAGGGCACGTCACAACTGTGCCAACCCAGGACCGAAGACATCTGCCCGATATTGGTCATGTAGAGCCTGGTAATGTACTTTACAAAAAATGAAGATACATGAAATACTAGAAGGTCCACACGATCCTTATATCCATAAAGCAATATTTTTTGCTGGGTCTCCCGGTGCAGGGAAAACATACGTTGCTAGGAAATTAGCAGGTGCATTCCAAGGACTGAAACAAGTAAACATGGACAACATTTTTAAATTTCTCATGACCAAGAAAAACTTATCATGGAAAATGCCTCCCGGGGAAGAACCCGAACGGGAAAAACAGAGACAGCGATCGAAAGAGTTGGTCGCCAAACAACAGCAAAGATACACAGATGGCGGATTGGGCCTGCTCATAGATTCCACCGGCAGGATGTATGATACTATTGCAAAAATCAAACAAGAATTAGAAGACAAAGGATATGCAACGACAATGGTGTTTGTGAACACAGATTTAGAAACCGCTCTACGCAGGAACAAAGAAAGAGAACGTACACTGCCGGATGAGCTCGTGCATAAAAATTATGCGGTCATTGAACAAAATCTAGGAAGGTTCAGCCGTTTGTTCGACAACATACACATCATTGATAATTCTGCTTCTGCACAAGGCGAACTGCCTGACGCATTGGAAATGATTGAAAAAGACATAAGGAAATTTTTACGAGGAGGAGGTGACACGCAGATACGTGAAGTCACAGGGATCACAGAAGCGGAATTTGAACAGTTGGCGGAGAAACAGGACGCCTGCTATCACAAGGTCAAATCAAGATACAAAGTATGGCCTTCAGCCTACGCCAGTGGTGCACTGGTGCAGTGCCGTAAGAAGGGTGCGGCCAACTGGGGTAACAGCAAGAAGAAATAATGAGAATCACAGACGTAATCACAGAAAAGTGTTGGAAAGGTTATACAAAGAAGGGCATGAAGACCATGTTCGGCAAACGTGTACCCAACTGCGTCAAGAAGGAGGACGTTGACTTCTGTGTCAACTGCGGTGGATTGGTGTTCGCGGAATCACTGAACGAGGATCTCAAGAAATGGTTCAAGGACAAGTGGGTGCGTTTTGGTCCAGATGGTAAGATCAGGGGTGACTGTGCGAGGGGTTCCAGCAAGGAAGGTAAACCCAAGTGCCTGCCAAGAAGCAAAGCAAACGCACTGGGCAAGAAAGGCAGGAAGTCAGCGGCGTCAAGGAAACGTAGAGAAGATCCAAAAAAGAACAGACGTGGCAAAGCCAAGAACGTGAAAACAAAGAAGTAATATGAAATTCATAATAATAAACGGAACACTAAAGCCAAGCACAGAATCAAACACGTCAGTGGTCTGTGAGATGGTCAAGATGGGGTTCGAGAAACTTGGTCATGAGTGTGAGATAGTGAACACGGCAGAACTGAACTACAAGAACAGCACACAGGACGAGGACGATGATCTACGTCCAGTGATACACAGGATGATACAGCCAGAGATGGCGGGCATCATAATCGCCACACCTATATGGTGGGGTATGTTCAGCAGTCACACACAGGCACTGATCGAGAGATTGGACTACATAGACACATGGAGCATTGATGGCAACGATTACAAACCAATGTTCGGCAAGGTGTTTGGTAGCATCGTGTCAGGCGGAGTGGACGGTTGGCAACACATAACAGGCACACTGGCCAGTTTCGCATCTAACCTAGCACTGACGACACCTCCACTGTGCAACATAGAATCAGAAGCACAGGGCAGGGACGAGATCCTACAGGATTCAGAGACCATAGGCATGGTCAAGAGCTTGGTAAACAACATGATCGTTTGGGCTGAGGCCATGAAGAAAGGTGACGTTGCAAAAAGAGCCAGACACAAAGGCAACGTAGAATAATCCAAATACCAATTGACTCTACATCATATCTGTTATATACTTGTTGGATAACAACAGGAGAAACAAATGGCAGTAAGAAATTTCAATGATGCAGAGAAGCAGAAGCTGATCCAGATCATATCACAGGGTTCACAGGTACTGGGTGAAGTGGATGACCTCAAGGGTGGATTGAGAGACACAGTGAAAGCGATATCAGAAGAGCTCGAGCTCAAACCCGCGATCATCAACAAAGCGATCTCGATAGCACACAAGGACAGTTACAAGAATCTAACAGACGACCTAGACGTGTTGGAATCCATACTAGTGGCCGCAGGTAAGTTATAGTGTTTAAGTTAATCAAAGAATTTTGGTTAACAAGTTACAACACAGACAAAACTGCTTTTTACTACGAACTAGTTTCTGTAGTGTTCACAGTAGTCGGATCTTGTATCTTGACTTTCACCTCACCAGAGCCTAAAATGGCATTAGTGTTTCCAATATATCTTATTGGATCAATTACACTTGCAATAGGTTCTTACAGGAGGAGAATCATCTGGACAACAGTACTGGCAAGTTGGTTTACGATAATGAATGCAATAGGAATCATAAAAGTATTTTTTTAATGGGAACAAGTATAAAAGAGTTTTGGAAGAACAGTTATAGATCAGATAACACTGCATTCTATTTTGAAATGATCAGTTTCATATTCACAGTAGGAGCAAGTATGACATTGGCGATCACGGCCTCGGATCCGGACATGACCATAGTGTACCCGGGATTCTTCATAGGGGCGGTCACACAATGTTATGCCTCATACAAGAGAGGTGCGGCGTTCGTGATGATGATCACCGGCTACTTCGCAATCATAAACGTCTACGGTTACGGCGTGGCAAGTTATTGGTGGTAGAATAAAATGAAAAAATGTCTTTTAATAGGTTGTAGTAACGGTATTCCATTGCATAAGCAGTTCTCTAAATTTTTTGGTTCTGAAGACGTTGAATGGATAAATCTATCCGCCAGCGGATTTGGCAATAGGTATATCACCTCACGTTTATTTGAATATGTGGACGAAGGTGGAATACCAGATTACGTGTATCTACAATATTCCGGATTATCAAGAATTGACCTACCGTTTGACCTCAAAGTGACTATACCTGATTATAAATTCCAGAGGAAAACCAACAGAAGAAACTGGATTGCCAGTGGCGGTCGCAATGGATCTTGGCTTGCCTGTGATATGCCGAAAAAACTTTTTGCATACATGTATGACATCACATCAGAAAAGGGTCATTACGATTTAAGTTTACATGAAATCTTTCGAGGTATAGAATTATGCAAGACCCTGAAAATACCTTACAACTGGAGCAGTTATTATGACTATACCAATCCCCCAAACAAAATAACAACTATTGATGGGTCGGTGTCCAAACTACCAGATTACATAGATATGTCTGGTCATATTGGAGAATCTCCATTAAGCGTTGCTTATGAGTTAGGAGACATTCCCGATGATGGGGTGCATTATACCAATCACACTGGTGAACAATTTATTTTGAGAAATAAGGACAAATTTAATTTATGAGTTACATAGACGCACTATACAAAAAGGACGAGGACAAGATCTACGTCGTGGAACGTGATCCCAAGAAGGGTCGTGTGTTCGTGGAGTATGACGCAAGGTACGTGTTCTACTACGAGGACGCAAGGGGCAAACACAGGTCAATGACCGGTGCACCGTTACAGAGGGTGCAGTGTGCCACACACAAAGATTTCATCAAGGAGCAGAGGATCAGATCCAACAAGACACTGTACGAGCATGACATCAATCCTGTGTTCAGGTGCCTGGAGGAGAACTACCTGGGCAAGGAAACTCCCAAGCTGAATGTTATGTTTTTTGATATCGAAGTGGACTTTGATCCCGATAGAGGTTATTCAACAACTGACGATCCGTTCATGCCCATAACTGCCATAAGTTGTTACATGAGCTGGACAGACCAACTGGTCACGTTCGCAGTGCCTCCCAAGACAATCAGCATGGATGATGCTAAAGAGCTGACCAAGAGGTTTGACAACACAATGCTGTTCGAGAAAGAGAAGGACATGCTAGATGCGTTCCTAGAGTTAGTGCAAGACGCAGACATACTCTCGGGCTGGAACAGTGAAGGATACGATATCCCATATACCGTGGGCAGGATACAGAAGGTACTGAGTTCAGATGACACGAGACGTCTTTGTTTTTGGGGACAGAAACCCAGGAAGAGGATATTTGAGAAGTATGGCAGGGAACAGTTGAGTTTCGATCTGGTTGGTAGGGTGCACCTGGATCTGTTGGAACTATACAGGAAGTACACATACGAGGAAAGACATTCGTTCAGACTGGATGCAATAGGTGAACACGAGTTGGATGAGAGGAAAACAGTCTACGAAGGTTCACTTGACAATTTGTACAAGAACGACTTTGGATTGTTCATAGAATACAACAGACAGGATACTGCACTGTTGGCCAAACTTGAGAAGAAATTGAAGTTCATAGAACTTGCCAATGAGATAGCACACCAAAACACCGTGCTACTGCAGACAACAATGGGTGCAGTTGCAGTAACAGAACAGGCCATCGTCAACGAGACACACAGACGTGGCATGATAGTCCCAGGCAGGAAGTACAAGAAGGACGGTGAGGTGAACCAACCGGCGGCGGGAGCCCACGTGGCAACCCCACAGAAGGGAATACATGACTGGGTGGGATCTGTTGACATCAACTCACTGTATCCAAGTGTGATCAGGGCGTTGAACATGGGACCGGAGACCATCATAGGACAGATAAGACCCGTGATAACATCCGCAGAGATCAACAGGGCCATACATGCCAAGAAATCATTCGCGGCGGCATGGGACAGCCAGTTTGGCAGTTGGGAATACCAAGCAGTAATGAACCAGGAAAAAGGCACTGAAATAATTGTAGACTGGGAAGACAAGACCAGTGTACGTATGAGTGCGGCACAACTGTACGAGTTGGTTTTTGATGGCAACAACAAATGGATGTTGAGTGCGAACGGTACCCTGTTCACATACGAATATGAGGCAATCATTCCAGGCCTACTGAAACGTTGGTATGAGGAAAGACAAGAGATGCAGAGGAAGATGCGTGAGTGCGGAGACAACGAGATCGAAAGGGAGTATTGGGACAAGAGACAACTGGTCAAGAAGATCAACCTGAACAGTCTGTATGGAGCGATCCTGAACCCAGGCTGTAGGTTCTTTGACATGAGGATAGGGCAATCGGTCACACTGACTGGTAGATGTATCACGAAACACATGGCCAGCATGGTGAATGAGATCGTCGCGGGCAAGTATGACCACAAAGGTGATAGTATAGTTTATGGAGACAGTGTAACTAAAGATACCAAGATTAAAACTGATTCAGGAGAAATTACAATTGAACAGTTGTATAATGAATGTTTAAATCATTCAACCATAGGTGAAAAAGAATATGGAGTACAATCAATGGCTAAAGTGGTTGGATTTAACTCATTTGAAGATGCTACTGTAATGAGTGATATTTCTTATGTAATGCGACATAAAACAGTTAAAAAAATATACAAGATTACTTTAGAAAATGACAAAGAAGTTAAAGTTACCGAAGATCATAGTGTAATAATTGATCGAGATGGATTTTTGATTGAGGTTAAACCTACAGCAATAAAAGACAACGATTTAATTATTTGCTTAAATACATAAATAGTATGGAAATAGGAGTATCAGCATATAATATGATCAAGTGTTTAGAATGTGGATTTGAAGCAGATCGACTGCAATGGACTCATTTTAAATATAATTGTACTGGAAAATTTAATAATGGAAAAGACTATCAAATATCTTACCCTGGCGCAAAAGTAGTCAGTAAGAACTTAGCTAAAAAAACAGCAGTTACCTTAAAAAACCTGATTAGTAAATACGGCCTGTTTAGTGGAGAGATACGTTGGAATGAATATCGAAAAAAACAAGCCGAAACGAACACATTCAAATATAAAGAAAAAAAATATGGGTGGACGCAGGATCAATTTAACGAATACAACTCGTCAAGAGCACAAACTTTAGAAAAAATGATAGAAAGACACGGTGAAGATACGGGTATTAAAAAATGGCAAACATATTGTGATCGTCAATCATATACTAATACTAAAAAATATTTTATAGAAAAACACGGAATAGATAGTGGTACTAAAAAATATATACAGATATGCAAAGAAAAATCAGAACCTCATAATCCAGAATTATTAGCAAAAAAATTAAACATTACCAATGATGCGGCTGTTGATATTATCTTATCTAGATCAAAATCACAATTTCGTTATAGTAATTTAGAAAAAGAGTTTATAAACACTATTGAAAAAAATGTTGGAGTACTTGATCACACTAGTTTACGAAAACCATTTGGAAAATGGTCATCATATTTAAAAACATATGTAGTTTATGATATTAAACATAAAAATTGTATTATAGAGTTTAATGGTGATTACTGGCATGCAAATCCAAAAATATACAAAGATACTGCAATGATAAGAGGCATTAATGCTATTGACATACGTAATAGAGATATATTAAAATTAAGAACCGTAGAAGATTTAGGATTTCGTACTCTAGTTATTTGGGAATCGGAATACAGATCTGATAAGGAAAATATAATTAAAAAAGTAATAAAATGGATATCACAAGAATAAAAATAAAGAGTATAGAATGTTTAGGAGAAATTGATGATTATGTTTATGACATCAGTATTGAAGATCAAGATCCGTTCTTTTTTGCAAACGACATACTTGTACATAATACAGATTCTGTTTATTTCTCAGCATACAAGGTGCTGGAGAAAGAGATCAAAGACGGCTTGATACCATGGACAAAGGATTCAGTGGTGGGATTGTACGACAAGATATCCGATGAGGTCAACAGATCATTCAAAGCATTCATGACCAAG